GAGAGTCGCGTCTCGGTCGAATACACGGCGTGAGTCGGGTAGATCGGCGCGTCCTCAATCACGCTAGACGAAGTGAGCGAGGCGGAGCGTCGAGGCGGCCTGTAAACATAATCAGGCGTTAGTAAGAGTGGGATCCGGGATGGGCAATCCGGAGGGTGGGCCAATCATCAAACTCTTCACTAGCGCGAAAAAATGACTAACATAGAAAAAAGAAAACACCTCAAACAAGGAGACACTCGATGAGTCCGACATCATCACCACGACCAACCCGCGAGCTTGCGAGCGGGGCGGTAGCAGGTCTAGAAGAAACCGCTCAACAGTTGAGCATGTTCTCATTCGAGCAACAATCACTCACCAGCGACGACTACTACACGCCGAAATGGATCTTCGATGTTCTAGGACTTGAATTTGATTTAGATGTTGCCTCACCACCAGCAGGACCACCGTTCACACCATGCCGGCGCTACTACACGCAAAAAGACGATGGACTAATTCAACCATGGGAAGGGCGCGTGTTCATGAATCCACCATTTAGCAAACCTGAGCCTTGGGTCCGCAAGTTCTCGGCACACCGAAACGGCATCGCAATCCTCGCCGTCTCCAAAGCACGCTGGATGGACCTACTATGGGAAACCGACGCCAAGATCACACTCCTCCCGTCTAACCTCAAATACGAAACAGCAACAGGCGAGGCGAAAGGCATCTTCATGCCGTCACTAATCATGGCGTTAGGCGACGAAAACATCGCCGCACTCGCCAAACTCGGCAAACTACGATGACCCGCCCCCCCTCCGAGTACGACACCGCGATCTACAAACAAGCACGCGCCGAACTACTAAGAGACAAACCACTCTGCCACTGGTGCCGGCGGAACATCGCCACCGAACTAGATCACCTAGTCGAGCACGACAAAGGAGGCACCATCGCCGACGGCGTAGTCCCAGCCTGCAAACCCTGCAACAGTTCACGCGGAGCCACACATCGAAACCGAAAACTGGCCAACGCCAAACAACAACGCGAAACCGCTCTAAACGCTTTTTTATACGGTCCCGACACGCCCCCGAGCCCCAACCTTCATTTTGTCGCCAACAGCCCGAACCAGCCCGAAGTGGAGCCGATCAGCCACGACCGGCCGAGACTCGAGACGATCGTCCCGGAACATAGCGGATCGTTAGCCGAGGCTGTGGGGGGATTGGCCAAGGCGGTCCTTGGGATAGATCTCATGCCTTGGCAGCGTCATTGTTTGGAGGGAATCCTTGCGATAGACAACGATTCTCACTTTGTTCACCGGACGAGTTTGGTATCGGTCGCGCGGCAGAATGGAAAGACCACGATCATCCAAGCCCTCATTCTTTATTGGCTGGTAGAAATGCCAAAGATCCGAGGCCAAAAGCAGACCGTCGTATCCGGCGCGCACCGACTCGATTTAGCCTGCCTTCTGTTCGATGATCTCGCGCCGATCCTCGAAGAGTTCTACGGCGCCAAGATCGTCAAGTCCTATGGCCGCTATCAGGCAACTATGCCGGACGGCTCGAAGTGGTGGGTCAAAGCCCTCAAGCCGAACCAAGGCCACGGCATGAGCATTGATCTAGTCGTCGTGGACGAGTTATTCGATGTCAATCCCGAATCAGTTGAGGGCGGTCTGTTGCCGGCTCAACGCGCCCGCAAGAATCCTTTAGCGTGCTTTTTCAGCACAGCCGGCACCGAGGAATCGGTCCTCTTCCAACGCTGGCGAGAAGCCGGGATCCGCGCAATAGACAAAGGCGAACCGTCCTCGATGTATATGGCCGAGTGGAGTCCACCGCCTCACGCCGATCCGCTCTCCGGTCCGAGCACTTGGGCTTGGGGAAATCCTGCGCTCGGTTACACACTCGACATGGATACGATCCGCCAAGAATCCACCAACCCGGACCGAGCTTCTTTCTTGCGCGCGTCTCTAAATCTGTGGGTCAGTGTCGTGCGCGGTTGGATCGAACCGAACCGATGGCCACAACTCCGATACACCGGGGAGATACCATCCGGGGGAATCGTAAGCGTCGAAGCGTCACTAGACGAATCACGCTACTCCGCGACTCGTGTCGTCCACCTCCCCGACGGCCGCATCCTTGTCACCGTTGCCTTCGTTGCTGAAACCGTCACCGAATTATGGGAAAAAATCAACGACTACGCCAAAGATCCGCAGGTCAAGTTTGCGTTCAGTCCAACGGTTGATGCGACCTGCCCGCCGGCACTCGAACGCCGAAGGATCGTCGTCGGTTACGCCGAACTCGGTCGCTTCACACCGCTCGCCAAAAACCTCATTCAAGAAGGGCGGCTAGTTCACACCGGCGAAGAGTTACTCGCCGAACATGTCCAGCGCGCCGTTGCCGTTCGCACCGACAATACGATCGTCCTATCGTCGAAACGATCGCCTGGTCCCATAGAACTTGCGCGAACAATGGTCTGGGGAGTAGGGATCATTGCGCGACCAAACCAAACCGGGAAGCCGATGCTCGTCGCCATCACCAACTAGCCTGAGATCGGCGACCGCGCCCTAGCCTTCTGTCGGAGTCGGATTAGTCAGCGCGGTTGCCACTAAACCCCTGCGCGATGTGGCAAAGTAGAACTATGGCGATCCTGAGCAAAAAGACCAAAGCGGCGATTAGTGTTCCGACGACGAAGGCCGCCGCCGCAGGTGGATATCTTTCGACTACCGGCGCGACCAATGTCTTCAACCAGTATTACTCGTGGCAAGAGGGCGAACTCAGAAACAAGTGTATGAGCGTCCCCGCGCTGAGTCGTGCGCGCGATCTCATGGCGTCGGTGATCTCGTGCATGCCGCTCCGAATGTTCAATATGGTGTGGGACGAAAACGAAGAAAAGATGATCAAGAAATACATCGCTCCGCGCTCGTGGTTACGCCAACCCGACCCGCAAAACACCTATGGCCATTTCATGTCATGGGTCTTCGATGATCTCTACTTCTACGGCAGATCCATAATCCACATTTCGAGCAGGACGGCTGACGGCTATCCCGCGTCCATGCAAAGGCTCCCGGTCGGATCCATCACCAGCACCGACCAAGTCGGTCCGGTTTGGTTCGCCCCAAGTAATCAGATCTACTTCAACGGCGTCGAGTTAGATCCACGCGACCTCATACAAGTTCTATCTCCGACCACAGGAATCATTTATACATCACCTGCCGCAATAGAAACCGCGCTCAAAATCAACGACGCGCGAAACCGTAACGCCTCAAGCGCCATCCCAGCCGGCGTGCTACAGATCCAGTCAGGCGAACCGCTCACCGCGACCGAGATGCAGGATCTCGCCGCGTCCTTCAACGCAGCGCGCGCCGTAAATCAGACAGCGGTCTTGTCTCAAGAATTGCGCTATGAACCAACCACGATGACGCCCGACAAAATGCTCCTTATGGAGTCCGCGAACTACTCCGCGCTTGAATGCGGTAGTCGCATCGGCAATGTCCCGCCGTATCTCATCGGCGTGAGCACCGGATCCTACTCGTACCAATCCAGCCAACAAGCTCGAGCCGACCTTTATATCTTCGGCGTGAAACTCTATGCGGAAGCAATAGCGGCCACACTATCGATGAACAATGTCCTGCCGAGCGGAACCTTCGTCGAGTTCGACGCTGAGGGCTATCTCGAAGAGAACTATATCGCCGACGAAATGGACCAAGAACAACCTAGAACAGGAGAAGAAATCGCATCATGATTCGCCTCACAAGTAACCAAATCACACTAGACGCCTCCGCCCCCGACGGCACACAGTCGCGCACGATCACCGGCATCGCCGTTCCTTATGGCGTCCCCGCCGTAGTAAGCGACGGGACCGAAGTGATCTTCGAAAAAGGATCTCTACCGATAGACGGCAAGAAACCGCGCCTATATATGAACCACGACAGCGCGCAGGCCATCGGGATCGTCACGGAAAGAGTAGAAACCGACGAGGGGATGCTGTTCTCCGCAAAGATCAGCAAGACCGCGCTCGGCGACGACGCGATTCAACTCGCCTTGGACTCGGTTATCGATTCCGTGTCCGTCGGCGTAAATGTCCTCAAGTCACGAGCGAACGACAACGGATCGCTCACCGTTCTCAAAGCCGACTGGATCGAATTATCGATGGTCCCCGTCCCGGCGTTCGCCGGCGCGATCATCACCGATGTCGCTGCGAGTATCCACCAAAACGAAGAACAAATCAGCCACAATCAAGAAGTCACTCAAGAAACGGAGCCAACCATGCAAGAAGTAGAAACCCCTCAGGTAGTCGAGGCAACAATCCCGACCTCACCAATCCCTGCCGTCCCTAAACGCCAATTCGACATGCCGACACCGGGCGAATATCTCGCCGCGATGCACATCGGCGGAACCACCTTCGAAAATGTTGCAGCCGCCGCACGCGAAGCGATCAACCGCAAGCGCACCGCACTGCAAGCCGCAGCCGGCGATGTACTAACTACCGATACGCCTGGTCTGATCCCGGTTCCGGTGCTGGGACCTACCTTCGAGGACCTGAACTACATTCGTCCTGTCGTCGCGGCCGTAGGCGCTCGCGCAATGCCATCAGGCAACATGTCGAAGACCTTCATCCGACCAACTTGGACCACACACACATCGGTCGGTACACAGTCCACTGAACTCACCGGAGTATCGGCTACGACTCCCGTGATTGCCTCGAATGTCGTCAGCAAGACAACCCTCGCAGGGCAGGTCACGCTGAGCGTTCAGGACATCGACTTCACAGATCCGGGCGCGATGAATATCATTCTCAACGATCTCGTCGGCCAGTACATGTTGCAAAGCGACAATCTCGCCGCCGATGGAATTGTCTCCGGTGCAACCGCATCGGGCGCTACTTGGTCCGTCACCGCAAACGATCCTTCGACATTGATCTCGGCGATCTACACCTCCGCCTACAACATCCTGCTTGCCACCAACTTCCTCCCCGACCATATCTTTGTGGCCCCGGGAGTTTGGCAAGCACTCGGCGCCCAACTCGACGCCGACAAGCGACCAGTGTTCCCGTACACCGCCGCAAGCGGTCTCATGGGAGTGAACGCGATGGGATCAGCGAATATCACCGTCGCCAACACCTTCAACCCGTTCGGCTTGAACCTCGTAGCGGATCGAAACTTCGCTGCCGGGACCATGATCGTTGCGCGCGGTCAGGCGATCGAATTCTATGAATCTGTGCAGGGCCTTCGCAGCGTCGAGGTACCGTCCACGCTGGGCAGGACCTTCTCCTACTACGGCTACGCATCGCTCTTCGTTGCCGACTCGACACAAGTCCAAAAGATCACGGTCTCATAGTCGGAAGCGGGACTACCGCTCATGGCTACCTACCAAGTCACACATAAACAATTGTTAGACGGCTACGCCGTACTTCAAACCCTGACCCCCTCGGAGTTTGAAGTCGGCCAGTCTCTAACCGTTGCCGGCATCACCGGCTTCAACGGCACCTATACGATCTACGCGCTTCCGCAGTTCGCGTTTATCGGAATTGACAGCGAAGGCGATCTTCTCTTCAACTACGAGATTCCTATCCCGAACCAAGTTCTATATGCGCTGAGCGGGACCGATGTGAACCGAACCGCCGCAAGCGGCACGATCACCTACGCGCCAACCTGCACTTGGATCGATGCGAACGACATCGCGACTTGGCTCTATCTCACACCGGCAACGGCTGGAGATCTCGCTTTCTTGACGAGTTGCGCGGCGGCCGCTAACGCGACCTGCTATCGCAAAAGACAAGAAGCCGGCTACGCGGCGGATAGTTTGACGACTCCACCATCAGCCGATGTGGAACTCGCGACGACGATCCTCGGCGGAACTCTTTATCGAAGCCGCTCGAGCATGGATCAGATCGCGTCCTACGACGGGATGGGTATCACGGCGACCGTAGGTATCACCTCACAGATCAAGATTCTGTTAGGTATCCCGCGCGCACAGGTGGCCTAATGGCCTACACCGATCTATTCAATGAGGCGTTCGACGATCTCTGCACGACACTAGGCACGATCACCGGGCTGGCCGTTATTAACGACCCGCGAAACATGCGCCCAAACTGTCTGCTAGTGAACCCGCCTTCTTTCACCGCCTTCAACTTCAACATCGCAAAGTTGGAGTTCTCGTGTCTCATGGTCTCAATGGGGCCGAGCAACCTCGACGCGATCCGTCCCCTCATGGAAGCCTGCGGCGCGCTACTCAATAAGAAAGTTGCCGTGATCGCGGGACGCCCTACCAGCGTCGAGATCGGTGGCGTTCTAATGCCGGCCTACGACCTAACTATTGAGATGCAAGCTCAGACCGCGTGACAATCCACCGATGACCGACCGAAATCACCTACTATCAAGAAAGAACTAAGGAGCAATCATGGCATCATCAACTTACCTATCGAATCCCGTCGTAACCATCGCAACCGTGGACCTGTCGGATATGTGCTCCGCAGCCACCTTGACTTATCTCGTGGAGAGTCTCGAAGATACGGCGTTCGGAACTAACTCCCGGACCTACACGGCGGGCCTTGTCAATAATGAAGTGACCCTAACCCTTTATGCCTCATTTGCCGCCTCTGAAACTTATGCGACACTTTTCAATCTAGTCGGCAGTAAGACCACCGTCACCTTGAAACCAACTTCTGCAGCAGACTCGACAACGAATCCGAAGTTCATTCTCACCGACTGCTATCTCGAAAGCCTGCCGGTTATCAATGCGTCCTTGGGTGAGTTAAGCACCTACGATGTGACTTTCACCGGCGGCGCGCTAACAATTGACACGACCGCACCATAAACACGGCTCCGAGCCGACTAGGAGAAAAATGAGATTCAAGATCAAGTTCACGCGCGAACCCGGAGCCGATCCCGAGTTCTACTTCACTAACTTCTTCGTCATTACCGAATGGGAACGGATCATGCATCGCAAGGTCCAAGATCTCACCGCGCCGATGGCGAGCGATTGGGCCTGCTGGATGTGGATCATTCTCGGACTCAAAGGAGAACCAGTCGGAGACAACTGGAAAGATTGGGTCGCGAAAAATCCTGACATCGATATCGTCCCGATTTTGAATGAGACCAACCCAAACCCTACGGACGCGGCACCTACCGCCGCCAACTAGCCGAGATACTTTGCGCGGTCGGTTGGTGGCCGCCAGACATACCCTTTGACGCTCGCGACCTTCACACAGTCGCTACTGTTATGAAAGAGGCGAGCAAAAGGAACAAAAGATGAGCGTAGATTTATCTGTCCCCGTGTACGGGATCAAAGACGCCATCAAACAACTCAACAGCGTCGAGCCCGGTCTGCGTAC